CCTTGCCGTCTATTACTATTTTCCACTTTTTCATCCTATACCTCCTTATAGGACAACTCACAAAGTTCAGAAAGAACAGAGTGAATAACCTCTTTGCTTTCTCCCTTGTGGTTGCTGTAAACGTAGTTGTAAATGTCTTGCTTCTTGGCGTGGCTACCAAGACCAACGTCCTCAACGCTGAAGTATAACGGGTCTCCAGTGGCTCTGTTGTTCTGGGTCTTTCTCAGCTTCCCGATTTCTACTATTGCCTCATAAAGGCTATCTGGGATTTCAACGCTTTTCATCTTCCAACCACTCAACCAATTTCTTTGCACGTGGGAAAAATCTGGCAGCCACCTTTAGTGCATACCATGCTGTTGCAACTATTATGGCTACTACTATGAACGGCATCCATGAGAACAGAACTATTGCTGCTCCCTCGCTCATCTCACTGCTGGTTATTAACAAGGTCAACATTGGTCTTCTCCTCTATCTTTTTAAGGTTTGTGTTCCAAGTGATAAGTCAAGTGTAAATAAGGGGTCTGAACCGTCAAGAATTATTTATCGTTTTTGCGAGTTTTTTTTAAGCCATTTTCCTAATTCTTGTAAATGTAATTTGTTAGACTTGCATTTTTTTTTCGTTGCCCATGTTTTTGTGTCCCAGTTCATTCCACCGTTATCAACCAAAGCAAAAAGAAAGGGATAGTTTGACTTATTTGTCAAGCTGCCCCTTTACAATTTCGGCAAGGTTTTCTTTTAGTTTCAGGATATGCTATTTCATCTTGTCACGGTATGCAACAAGATAGACTGCTTCCTGAGTCCATCCGCTGGTTTTGAGTAGGTGGTTTATACGTTGCTGCAACTGCTGCTTAGTATAAAGGTGTTCGTGTCCCTGCGGTATCGGCTTGGTGTGGTCAAACGCTTGGGGAACGTAAACACCGCCATCGTTCACGTAGGTTGAGCGAGCAGCATACTCCATTCTGAAACGCTTCATGTCGAAGTTCGGGCAAGTTCTATTGGGCGACACTTCGTAGTGACCTTTTACTACTTCGATAGGCAGCTTCCAAAGGGGAAGGAAATAGTCAAGCCACATGATAAGGCTGTCAAACTGCTTCTTCGTGAAAGTCTTCTTGCCAACAAGACAGACTCCAGCAGATTTGTCGTTATACCCAAGTGCATGAGACCCAACCTCATTTGAAGTAACGAAGTCGTCGCCATCGAGGTGTCTTCCTACTTCAATCATTCCGTCCATGAATGGAACGTAAAGCTGCTTCTGTCCACTTTGGGTGTTTGGCACAATCAGACCGTTCAGTATCACAAAGTGATAACCGATGTCCTTCCAGCCGTTCTGGAGATGCCACTGTCTTATCATTGCTGCCGACCCGAACTCTGAGTCCGAGCAGTGAATGATGATGTTTTCAATTTTCTTCATTTTAAGCTCCTTTAAGGCTTGTTCGTTTCGTTTTGGGTGTTTTGCTACACATTGGGCGTTTTAGCTCCAAATAAAGCACTTCATAGACTCTCATGGACTTCTTTTTGCGATTACTCTTGAGTGGTTTGTTGTGTTCTGGACTGATTCGTGTTTTTGTGTTGCACATATTGGCTTTTCATGCAACACAAAGCATCTTGTCTCTATCATAATACTCACAACTCATATCGTGTCTTATCGGTTCAGCAGCTAACATTACATTGCATGGCGTATTCAGCACTGTCACAGCAAGGCTTGTCATAATCAACACGGTCATTACGGGTCATAACGTATTCAGCACCTACATATACCGCTTCATGCGTTCTTCAAGTTCTTGCATAGCTTTATCAATCTGCTCTTGCGAGGCAGACGACCTTTCTCCAGTTTCTATCTTCCTTTCTGCAATTTCTTCTGTCTGACGCTTATCTCCACGAGACTGACGTTGCTTCTTCTTCATGTCCTTCTTTATCAGCCATGTCGCTCCGAGGTTCGCAAGCCAAAGGCTCATCACTGTATCATCGTGCTTTTCCACCCCGAACCCGTGAAGTTCTGAAAACAACAACTCGAAATACTTCTCAGCTTCACCAGTCCCCGTATAGAAAACGAAATACTTGTTCTTCATTTCGATGTTCATCTTGGGCAGACCTTCTTCTACCCCCCACTTTTCACTTCCAGTGTTGTGAGGATAAATCGGAAGCTTCTTCTTGAGTGCAAGCCCTTCCATCGCTTTCTGATAGGCATTCGTTTCCAACACTATGATGTCTGGCTCAAAATCGTAATCCAGTTCGATTATCTTGTTCAACTGGTCGTCTGCATCAATACCACGAGTCCTAAACCCGTGTATCAGGTGCTTCTCATAGTTATTGAAGGGAATGGCAAGAGTCGTAACGTTAAAGAAATCTGAGTCCCTTTCCTCTGCACGTTTCTTAGAGAATATCGCTGACAGGTCTATTCCCTGAATAATCCACCTTGCCCAGTCTGGTCTTGACTTGTAGAACTGTTCTCGTCTGCCAAGTATCTCGATGTCTCGGCATCCATTGATAATTTCTTCGGGGAAATCTGAGGTTTCATCAGACGTTACCTCATTCTGAATATCTCTGAAGAAGTGTAAGGGAAGTGAGCCATACTTTTTCAACAGCAGGTCTTTGATAGACCACTTTTCTTCCCACAACACCTCGTATTCTTCGCCCTCTGGGATGTCAACATCAACAGCTATTTGTTTCCCAGTTTCTGGGTCTTCCTCAAACACATACTTGAAGTTTGCTGGAAACTTGACTATACCCTTGTCTATCGAATACGTCCAGCGTGGGTTCTTTATCAGGTAGCTATAAAGGTCGTCATAATGCTTGCGTGTTCCAATAACATGAAACTTACCTTGAGGCTCAAGCAACTCTTCAAGCACGTGTATCATTTCAACCTGTGACTTTCTTGCCTTCGCCGTCCTGCAATCGCTTTCCTCAATGGGGTCGTCAAGGATTATCAGGTCGAAACGTGAACCAGTAATGGCACAACCCCAACCTATTGACTCTATCGTCCCGTCCTTGAGTGAGTGGTTCGTTCTACGACAAAACAACTGGTTTTTTGCCCATCCTCCCTTGCCCTTCCCGCCCTCAAGCCTTGAACCGTCAACTGGATTAACGTTTTCGGTCAAATCCCCGAAATCCTCAAGCAACCGCTGATTGGTTTCAATCGTCCTCTTGATAGCACCAAGATATTTCTCGGCAAGAGAGTCACTCTTTGAAGCCGACAATATCCTGATGTTATCAACATAGCAAATGTGCCACAGGGGGCTCTCAAACGAGTAGCAATGCGACTTTCCGTGGTCACGTGGTGCTGCCTGAAAGTGCCTGTTCTTTTTCCAGTTGTTTCTCCACTTTTCTTGGCATTTGGCATAATCGGACTTCACATAATACATCCCAAACCAAGTCGTATTGAAATAGCAAAAGAATATCCGCAAAGCTGCATCAAGTGAGGTGGGGAAGTAGATATATCCGCATTCCGATTGAAGCAATGCAACAACTACCGAATAAAGGGTTTCTTCTGCCTCTGGCGTTACCCGATAATCATAAATACCTACGTCCCTCGAAAGCGACTGCGAGGAAAGTATTGTGCTGTAAAACTGACCGATGGCGTGTTCTACACAACCATTAAGTCTGTTCTGCAAGCATCTGACTAATACTTCTCGTATTCTCTTCAAACTGTTTGACGTAAGCATAGATTCGTGCCTGACGCTCTGGATTGGTCACATTGAGATTAAGATTGTTTTGTTGAAAGTTAAGGGTTGCCCCGTCTGGTAAAGTCGGCTGAGAGCGTGGAAAGATGCCCATGTCTTGCTTGTCTTTCTTGAGTTCGGACAAGGCTTTGTTCATCCTGTCGAGGTCTTCGCCAACATCTTTGAAAGTGATACCCAGAGTAGCCTCAAGTTCCATCCTTGCTGCTATCCTCTGCTGCATGGTTCGCAGTATCCATGTCCTCATTTCTATAACGTCAATCTGCTCATACATTTCGGCAGACTGTATGAATACAGAACGCATCCTCTTCTCGACAGAACCTATCAGGGACTTTACGTCTTCTGGAAGCCCATCAACCTCTTTCAACTCGTTGAGGGTCTTATACGTCCTTTTCTTAACCTCTTCAAGAACCTCAAGAGGACTCCCGCTTATATCCTCAACCTCTATCAATCGCTCTGGCTCAAATTCTTCTACATGTCTCAAAACGTAGCTTTCTGGGTCGCCATATATCCGTTTCAGCTTTTCTCGAAACCCATGCAGGTCTTGCCTGTTTATGGTCGTTTCTCCAAGCGAACGCAAATCATCAAGGATTTCTCTAATCGGAGTCGTGAACCCCGAACCAATCATCTTGTTCTTGATGAGTTCAAAGTGAGGAGACAGTTCGCATTTGCTCTTCCCTCGTTGATACGGTATCTTGACATCTACTACGGGAATGATTATCTTAGCTTTTGTCTTCTTTTTGGTCTTGCGTTTGCCTGTTAAGCTCAAGCTATCCTCACTCTAAGGTTTGTTTTTGTAGGAGCGTATTCTGTTCTCATTTCGTTGATTAACCTCACTGTCAGAAAATCTCGTGTATCATTTGTCAAGATTTTGACGTATCTGGTCTTTGTCAACCTCTTTGAACATTCCTCATCTGCCTGTCATCTCCCTAAATATATTCGTTTGCTGCAATTCGCTATCAATCCGCTTAGCTGCTATGGCGCAATACTCTGGATTCAGGTCTATACCTATGTATCGCCTGCCATTCTGCACAGCAACCAGTCCAGTTGTCCCGCTGCCAAAGAATGGGTCAAGGATGACTGCATCTGGTCTTGCTGCCTTCACGCATGGCAATATCAGGTCCGGCGGGTATGTAGCGAAGTGAGCTTCTTTGTATGGCTTCGTTGTGACTGTCCAGACGGAGCGTTTGTTGCGGACCTTTACGCCATCAGCATTTTCTTTCCATCGCTCATGACCTTTTAGTGCTATTGACTGTGTATTAACATCAGTTGGAAAATATCCGTTCTGATACTTAGCGCTTCCCTTCATTACGGTGTCTTTCCTGCCATCGTAATTAGCCGGCTCTTTTATCGCCTCGCTGTCAAAGTAATACCTTGCACTCTTGGTGAGCATAAATATATACTCATGGCTCTTGGTGCAGCGGTCTCTAACGCTCTCAGGCATAGGATTGGGCTTCTGCCATATAATGTCCTGCCGTAGCCACCAGCCGTCTGCTTGCAAGGCAAACGCTACCCTCCAAGGGATGCCAACAAGGTCTTTGGGTTTGAGTCCGATAGGTATTGATTTGTTTATGCCAACAATGCCTTGCTTGCTCTGGTCAACAGCACCATTAAACGGGCTATTCTTTCCACGCATTGACGACATTGCGTAACTATCCCCCAAATTCAGCCACAGCACTCCATCATCTTTAAGCACCCGCTTGACTTCTCGGAATAGCTGAACCATATTGGCAACATACTCCTCCGGTGTTTTCTCCAAGCCAAGCTGCTTGTCCTTGCGAATAGCGCCACATTTTGGGCAAATATCTTTCGCTTGGTGTCCAGCGCTGCCGTTGTTGCTAATTTGTTTTTCGTTGACAGCATACTCAAATCTGCCTACTTTGTGGTCACACTCAGCGTCACCGCCTTCCCATTTTGCTGTGCCATAATCCCTAAGCCCCCAATAAGGCGGGCTGGTAATGCAGCAATCCACGCTCTCGTCAGCCATGCCACTCAGCACGTCTAAGCTATCGCCACAGTATATAGTGCCGTGTTCAGTCTCATGATAGTTCATCGAAACATTCCTCATCTGCATCTTCGCTTGAGTATTGCGTCTTTGGCAATGGCTTTCCGCAATGTGGGCAAATCACGTGTCTTTCATCGTGAATATCGCCATAACAGTCTGTGCATAGTTTGGGTGTCATTCTTTTTCCTTCGCATCAAGCACCTTGTCAATGCAGCAGTTAATAAGGCTTCTCCCGCTTCCGCAAGAGCATGGAGTTTTTTCTGCTCTTCTTCTTTCTGGGCGAGTCATTAGCCTTTCTATGCGTTCTTTTCTTTTGGCAACTTCGTCTGTCTTGCTCAAATCCATGTCGCTATCCTCCGTGTCGTCTTTGTTTTCTGTTCAGGGTAATTCCGCTATTCCAAGCTTTGACGGCATCGCTTATTGTTCCGTATCTTGCAGTCCTTGCTTGGCACTCATAACACATCACAGCGTGTTCAAGTCCGTGATTGACTGTGCTAACCATTTCAGAGCCACATTTCTTGCATGGCTTGCAATCATCAGCAGTAAGTTGTGGGGTGATGAGAAGCCTTCTATTGTTTTCGGCTTTATCCACGAGTTTTCCTTTTCGGTTATTCTGAATACTAAACGAATATCTTTGGTTGCATTGCCCAATCAAAAGGGTAAACACAACACCAACAACAAATCCTATTATCAGTAGTGCGTGGACAAAGAGTACTATTCCTTTTCCGATGTTCGACACAAGCCCTCCATCACGTAAGCCCACGTATCTGGCTTGGCTTCGACTCGTGCCTGTATCTGAACCCTCTGAACCCAGTCACTTTTTCAGGTTCAACGTTGTGAAACTCCCCAGTCCTTCTTACGTAGTATCCAGAGAGCCATAGCTTGCCCGTAGTAGAGCAAGTGAAGTTTGGAAGCCACACAACATCAACTACGATGTGATAGCCCCTTAAAATGCCTCTATGGACGATATAGCATCTATCTCCGCTTTTCAGGTTTTTGGGGTTCATGTTTCCGAGCCGATAATTCAACATATCACCCTCTTTGCTGGCTTGGAGTTCTTTTTCATACTCTTCCCAGTCAACGGTCTTTGGAATGGTAATCATAATATCCATAAAAGCTCCATTTGCTCACACCCTGTTCTGTTTTGCCACGTCTTGGTGGTTAAGGTAATATAACAACAGGTATCTTTCCTGAATGTGGCTATGTTCTTTGAAAACTTTCGACTTTACTATCTTGCGTATCTTCTTGTTTCCATAATACATCAAACCCCATCCGTCTGGAAGTTCTTCTGGCTTAATCAGCCCCTCTGGACAGCAGTAATACCTCGCACTCCCCATCCCTTTGCTTGGATTAGACCGAAATGGCTTGTGATTGTCTTTGAGGAAATCTCCCCTTCACTCTTCATCTCCTTCTTGGGGCTTTACATCTTCTGGAACTTTGTCGTATGTGTCCCAGAACCCCTTTTCGTGTGCAGCTTCAAAAACCTTCTTTGAAAGGGCGTTAATGTTATACACTAAGCCACCCCAACAGATACAAAACCCCGATAAATACGGTATTCGCAACCAATACATCAAGCAGGGTGTCAAGCCACTTTATCTTGAGATAAAGCTTGAGGTTCATTCTTGCAGCCACAAACTGGTTTCGTTCCCAGTTGAGAGTGATGATGGCGAAAACAAAGACAGCAAACCAAGCAAGGTAAGCTTCGGTCTTTGGGACTAAGTTAATCAACTGCATTGTCGTGTTTGCTAAGGCAGCAGCTACATAGGCGTATGCAGCGTGTTTGGGGATGTTTTTGACTTTCATTGTTCGAGTTCTCCTTCTTTATCTGCATCACGTTTCGCTTGGCTTAAAATGCCACTAAGCAACTCGTTGATGTCTATCTTGTTCTTTTCACAAAGGTCTTCTATGTTACACATGGCTTCATGTGCTTCTTTGGTCAACCTAATCCAGTGGTGTTGCTTCCCTCCGAAGTCGAATATCATAAACGAGAACTTGAGGGTGCTGCCGTGGTCTCTGAACAGTTTGTTCAAAAGCAACGCCAAGTCGTCAACGTTTTTGACATCTTGTTTGGATGAGTTTACCTTGTCTCTCAACTCAGGTGGCAGGTTCGCCTTAACGTCCCCCAACAATTTCTGCATTGCCTCTTCCGACTCGAACCCCATCATGGTCTTGAGTATCTCGTCACTATACTTGGTGCTCATTTCCCGATACAGCTTTACGAACTTGTCTGGGCTTAACTTGCCTCTAAGCTGGTTCAGTTTTACGAGCATCAGCTTCTGCCTGTCCTCATCATATCCCTCGTGGATAATGACAGGCACTTCTTCGTGTCCAAGCAACCTGCAAGCACGGTATCTGTGTTCACCGCCAATTATCTTGTATCCCTCTTCGCTTGGGACAACGTCTATGGGGTCGAACATCCCGCCTTCCCTTATGCTTTCAACAAGCAAATTGAAGGTCTTGTCCGTTTGAACGTTGGGGTTCTCATCAAAGGTCTTTAGCTTGTCTATCCCAACATAGACTATCTCGATACGTTTGGTTTCCATGCTTTCTCCCTATTCTATCGTAAAATCGCCATTGAATATGCGAGTCAATATGCTACACTTGTCAGACTTACCGCTATAATACTCAAGCTGTATTCCAGACTCTTCAAACTCTTTTTCGTCTATGTATAGCTTCCCACCCATTCCAGAGATATACCTCTGTGCGTTGTATTTCTGAGCCATCCATATCAGGTCTTGTGTCTTACTGATAAGCGGTGGTCTTTCGGATATGAATATAGGTGTTCCTATCTTCAATAGCTCCTTGAGACGCAGTATTGCATGAAAATCAAACTCCCAAAGGTATTTGAAGGTGGCAGAGAAAATGATGTCCTCTACCATGCTTGAGACAGAGTTCCACAGTGGGAAATGAACGTATGACCGTCTTATTGCCGTCCACACATCGTCCTGATAACCAGACTTTAGCTTCACGTCTTTTATCATATCCTCGAAAGGTTCAAACTTCTCAAGAGGAAGCTTATACTGCTCATAGGATGTTTCGCTTCCGATATTCATCCTTGCCGAAAACAGGTTCTTACCAGACGTATATCTGTCGTATATCGCCAATTCAAACAAGTCGCTTTGCTTCATCTTTGCGAAAAAGGCATTGTTTGGGAACAGCACTGGCTGGTGTGCTGATATTACCATTTCTCTCACTCTTTCTCTCCTTCGTTGATAATAATCGGCATTTCGTGAGTAAGGGTATCGTGGCATCCCATTATCGACTGCAATGCCACATATGCTTCATAATCAGTAATGGTATTCATTCTCCTGAACTCTATGCTTTGTTTGCCAGAAATCGTGGGCGAATTGTTCTCTAACCCCCTAACAAAATCAGCCCACGATATTTCTGACTTGAGACCAAGAGCACGAGATAAAAGACCACGCTTGTTGTTCATGGCACTTCGATATTCATCCATCAGTGCCTCTCTACTTTCGATTACAACATCGGTAACAACAGCGTCAAGGGTTCTCGTGGGGTCTGAAAACTTGTTCTTTACAAAATCTATTGCTGGTTCAAACTTCCTGTATGCCTCTTCGTAGTTTTCTATGATATACTGCATTATCCCCAAACATTCGCTTGCTCCATTATAGAAAAAAGGATAATCCTCTGGAACATACTCCATAGCCCAGTCTTTTTTCGGGAGAACCATTATCACGCCCATGTAGATTTGCTCTATATGGGCACTGCTTAGGGCTTCCGATACTGATGCTACGAGTGCAACGTGAGACATATTGGCATATCCGATATAGGTTTCCCAGTCACAGTTTGGAACAAGATGATAGAACTTTCCCCACTTTTCCTCTTCTGTTTGTTCGGATATTCCAGTTAATCCGTTCTGAGTAGTGGCTACAACGTTAATCTTGTCTCCATACATGGCGAAAAGCTTTGCGTAAATATCAAAGATAAACTTCGTTCTCTTATACTTGTTCATTCGCTGACCGTAGAAAATGGTCACAAACTCATCGCTTTTTCTGGACTGGGTTTTTATCTTGTCCATTCTTTCAAACTGAAACACAGAGAACCCAACTCTTGCACGATTATCTATTGCTTTCAATACACGTCCAGAAACGTATTCCGAAGTAATTCTAAGAGCCTTCTTCTTTTCAACATCGCTGAGGAATACAGGGTATGCGAGATAGTAGCACATAGCACTTACAACATCAAAGTTGTTATCATACTCCCAAGCGTTTGGCTCTATAAACACTATCGGCATATTGATTTTCTTCACATCATCTTTGTTCTTAGAGTTTTCCCCAAGACGTGTGGTGTCAGTAAGCTTTGACATCTCGTAAACAGCACCCCGTCTGGTGGTAACAATCGCATCTGCCAAGTAATCTCCGAACCGTCTTGAGAACTTCTTGAGAAGTTCGCTGTCAACGTAGGTGTCCCGATAGTAGAAATTGTCAACACACTGGCTTTCGTAGAAACAGTGGTCTCTATCTCCCATCACCTTTTCCATTCCTATCCCGTCCAACTGGCTCGGCAGTATCCAGTAGCAATACGCTCTGTTTCCTATGCTGTTGCGAATATCTTGTAGTATCTTGAAACCACTGTCAGTGATTACGCTGTTTGGACTCATTTTTTCGCTGCTAAGTCCCTTGGTGAAGTTAGGTATAAACAAAAGCCTCATAATTCCTCTATTAACGCATAGATTTGCTTAAAAGCCTCATATCTTCCGTTGAGTGAAAGCTTTTTGCCGATGTATTCGTTGTATGCCGTTACGTAGTCAGTCCATTCCTTTTCACCAAACATTCCCACGTGGGAAAACTTCTTTTGACTGACACGGTGAACCAAGTTAAAATCAAACTCAGTCATATCCCAGTAAGGAAACTCACAAATCTTTCGTATCGTGGGTATCCTCATCGGTCTTGCCACTATCCTCATTATCTGGTTTACAACATTGTGGTCTTGGTGATGAGTAAGGCAGGGATAGTAAACCTCTTCAAGTGTCATTTCGGCAACAATGTCTTCAATCTCTTTCTTGATAAGGTCGAAACGAGAGCCGTAGTTGCAGTCTGGGTGGTTAAGGTAAATCATTTCATACCCTATTTCACGTGCTATTCTCCTACTCACCGCCTCGTTATTGGGGTTTCGTGTCCCAAGAACAATTACTCTGCTGTTTTTCAATACGGAATAACACCATAACACCTCATCATCTGCATGAGGTGCAACTATCAATCGTCTCGCCTTTTCTTTCATTGTATCTTCAACGTCCCACGCCTTCTACCAAGAGCACAGTAAACAAGTTCACGTATCGCCAAAGCCCAGTCTGGCATAACAGCGGTTTCCCGTGAGTCGCACTCATCATAGACACGAGAGTCGAAAACGTTGTGAAGCCTACACTCTATTGGTCTGTCCTCATAAACAGAACACTTGACTCCATCAAGATATGGGCAAGTTCCGCTTTCGCTGTTCTTGTGTTCGTGATGAGATAACCGCTCATACTCTTCGTTGGTTATCGTCATTGGGGGGTCGAAATGACAGCAATTTCCACACATTGTGCATCCGCTTGTTGATAAGCCTTTTTCAAGAACATCAAGCAACTCAAAGAGGCGGGAAAGACTAATTCCTTCCCGCATTATTTCTACGTTATTTCGTCTATCAAGACTCATAGAGGAACTTCCTCATTTTCCGTTCTTCATCGTCTGTCAGGTATTCGTCCTTGTTCAACCTTCCATACTTCTCGTATAGGGTCATCATGGAGAATATGCCTTTCTCTGAGCCTGAGAACCGCTCATCTATTTTCTTGCCTTCTCTCAGCATTTGGTTTCCACGTTTCGTGTGTCTATCCAGAGCGTAGGCAGGAATAGGAACAGGCTTTGCTTCACGTTTCTTGATTGCTATGACCTTTTTTTCCATTGCATACCATGTCTTGAGGTGCTTTCTGGTGTCTTCGTCTTCCCACCATTTCTTACATTTGCAAAGATACACTGTCAACTGGAAAACCGCATCCTTAGCGTGGTCTCTGCCAAGCTCTACAATCTTCCCAACAGCAGCAGCGTAGATTGCTGGTTCTGCACCAAACCCAGACTCTTGTGACTCTATCATAAGCCGTCTTACCACATAGCTGAGTCCAGCCCCGCCCTTTACCATGACCTCAAGCCAATACAGTGCATCCTCTACCAAGCCAAGTCTTATCGACTTAACGAGTGAGGAAACAACCTCGTATTGGTCATAAATCCCAAGATACATGGTCGGCTCTTTCTTTCCTGTTTCTTCTTCTTCACCAAAGATGTTTGTCTGTTTCATACTATCTCCTATAGGTTGTTTTTGATATGGTGCTATTATGTCTGCAAACCTGTTTTTGTCAAGTTTTTTTTTTACTTTTTGCTTGCGAGTTTTTCCTTTTCCTGTTTGGTAAGGAAAGGCTGTCCCCACCGTGGTATCAAACCGCTAAGTTTGGTTACCGCTTTATACTTCTTCCTGTCTATAAGCACTACCTTAACGCTTGGATAATACTTCTTCATTCTGGCAATTTTCGTTTTGGAACGCTTATCGTAATATCCCTTTACCTCATGATATTCCAACCGCCCATCTGAATACATTACCTTGAAATCAGGCTTATAGCTTCTTACGCCTCGCTTAATCTGCATGAACCAGAAAACGTCTTCCTCGTATGTCCAAGACTCAACAACTCCTTGCTTAATTAGGAAATTGAGATAGTGGGCGTAGTTCGCTTCCCAGTAAGACCGCATATAGTAGAACTTAGTTCCATCTGTCCACCATCCTGCGTTTGTTTTTGCTTGGGGTGGCTTAGTCTTTTTGTTTTCAACAAGTTTTCTGTATTCTTCAAGCGTTATCTTTTCGGTGCTCATACTATCCTTACGATGAAATCGCCCTCTTCGTTCTTATACATCTCAACGGGGACTTTCTTGTCGGACACTACTCTAAGCTGAGAAACGTCCTCAGTGGTCTTTACAAGCACATACGTTCCCTTGAAAAGGCTCTCGCTTTCTATAAGCTTTTCCACCGTTGATTTCTTTCCACGTGCAGTTTGGATTTCGGTAATCAAGTCTCCCTGAGACAGGGTGCTTGCCTTTGCTAACCAGTCGCTTGCTGTCTCCTCGTTGAGAACTGGTTGACCGTCTGATGTTGCGTTTTTGAGGGGCAGCAACATATCAAGCTTTTTCACGTCACAGGCATAAACCTCTTCTTCTGGTATCTTGTATTCCAGAACAAACGTTTCAAAGATGTTTATTGCCCGATATATCGTTGTCTTGGACAGTCCAACGTTTTGATACCATTCCTGAAAAGATGAGTAGCCAAGAAAGAACCACATCTTTTCGTCTCTAAATGGTATCAATCGCTTTGCAAGCTTACAAATGGTGATACCAGCTTCCTTAACAAGGTCAAGGATTTTCTCCTGTTCTTTGAATGCCTCGTCTGCACGTTCTGGGTCTATTTCAACCTCTACAATTTCCCCAGTTTCAACGTTGACTTCGCTAACCTTGCTAAAGTCTATTTCATCAAGTTGCTTCATTTATCTTTCTCCTGTAATAATCCTCAAACTTCTTGTGGAGTTTTCTGAGTTCTTCTTGTAAATCAATCCCGTATTTCTTACAAAACGTCTCTTGTCCAAGCGTGTGTATCCCGTTATCTCCAGTGTGATATTGGTAATAAAGGGGAACACAATAGATGTCTGGGGGTTTGCACCCAATTCCAGAGTTATCGAACATTCTAACATGATGTCTCTGGATTGGCTTCTTTCTTGATACAATACATCCGCACGTTCCAAGAAACTCCATATACATCTTGTCTATTTTGCTTTTTGCAAGAGCATCAAGTTCATCATACTGAACCGATAAGTTTGTCCCCAAGAGTGAGTGGGCAAAGCCACTTCGACTCTGCCCATCACCAACGGTATTACTTCTTTGCGACATTGACTGTATCGAAATACACTAAAAAGATAGCATGATACGAAAACCATGCCGTGAAATCAACAAGTCTATAATAGACAAGGAACGTTGCAAGCAAAAACGAGGCTACTGCTGTTATCGCTCCAGCGGTGGGGTCAAGCAGTGCCCATATTTTTTCAAGCACACTAACATAGGGCGGGATAGGTCTTTTTTCAAGCCTTGCTTTCTGAGCTGCTTTTGCCGCAAACGTGATACCAAACGCAGTCCCAACGACCAGCATCAGGTTCTCAATCGTAAACAAAGGCATAGAGTCAACAGGCGACTTTACGAAAAAAGTTCCGACAACGGCAAGGACGATGAACACAATGCTCAACACGACCTTTCTTCCAAAAACAAATCTCATTGTTCTTTTTCTCCTTTGGGTTTCTTTCCACAGTAATCTTGCAATAAACGTGCATATTGCGTTTCACTTACATACGGCTTGATAAACGTCTCAAGCATCTCTTCGAGTTCCATACCTCCAGTTACCCAGTGTTTGTATTTGTCTGGGCAAAAGAAAGGGATGATGAACGTTCCATTTTTGCACGCAAATGGAACGTATTCTCCGTCAATAGATATAGGTGATATGGGCATTCTCGTTTCTTCAAGATGATACCCGAATAATCGTAGATACTCTTCATTCACCTCCGTATAAACTGCCCGTGCCTCTTCTTGTTCTAGTTCTTCCATAGAGTCTATGTCGTCATAGCTAAGGGGGTTGAGATTTTCACAGGTTACGTATGGCGTGAGGAAATCAATGTGGCTTTTCTTTCCGAGGAACATATCGTTCTCTACAAGCTTATTTCCAACAGCAGCCCAGTTGAAAGAGTCATAAGCTTCTTTCGCCTCAGCTTTAGTCATGCCGTCTTTAAGCGTCAATCCTTTTACACGCAACAAATTGAGACAATCATCTATCTCTTTGGGGACTGGCAGAGTTACTAAAAACACCCTGCCACCCCACTTCTTTGGTGCGTGGTCAAAGCTCGCAAAGTAGATATTCATCTATTCCTCTTCTAAAATTCTATGCACATCTGGTCGCCTTTCCCGCAAACAACTCTGAGTTCTTCTTGTTCGGCGACTTTCTGGCTTACACTTTCCTTTGGCAGTTCAATGACAACAGGCGGTTTTTGCCGTTCTGCGTCAAGGATTTTCTTTGCAACCGCCACTTCTGGGTTTCGCATATCCGCTTGCCTCAATAGGTCTGCAACAGTAGCAAACTTCGCAACCTTATTGATAGCGTGATGAATAGCGTCTCGCTTCATGGTGTTTATGTCGTGCATCTCTGAGTCAATCGTCTGACTGGTGAGCAAGTAGTATATCATAACTTTCTTGTCTTGACCAGGACGTATGCACCGATATTCCGCTTGGTCTGTTATTTCTGGCGTATAGGCTAAATCCATAAAGACTACATGGTTTGCTGCGGTTATCGTGTATCCTCGGTTAAGGATATTTGAACCCGTTACAAGAACCTGATACCCATTGTCTGAGAACTCCTTGATTTCATCAAACCTATCATTGACCTGAACTCCAGCATCAATATACTTTACCTTATATCCAATCCCACGCAGATACTTGCAAACGTATGCCTGACAGTCCCGTATTCCAGAGAACACAATTAGCTTTTCTTTTTTTGCAGTTGCGTCTTTAACTATCTTTGTGAGTTCTTCTATCTTAGACCAAACGTGGTTTGACGGAAGCTTGCAGTTAGGATAAGCATACTTCGGCTCATCCATTATCAGCATATCCGAAACTGGTATAGTAGCTGCGAACCTCAGTTTCCATAGGCACATTGAAACAACTCCCATGTTTACGGTCTCTTTGGATAGCTCGAAATTAAGGACTTTCTTTGCCCACTCTTCAATCTCCCCATACAGACTCATGTGTTCCAAGTCCATGTCGCACCAGACTATTTTACGTTCTCTTGGGATTTTCTTTAGCTCCTCTATATCATCCGAGAGCCTTCTTACGGTAAATGGAGTTATCAGCCTCCAAAACCTGCTTAGGTTACTCACAGATGGGAGCAGCTTTTTCCGTCCCTGTTTTCTTTTCCTTACCGAAGCATCGCCCATTTCCGACAAGTATTCTTTGGACACTATCTCGTAAGAGCCAAACTCATCAAGAAACTCTTTTGCCTCATCTCTGCTAAAGTAGAACACTGGGTTGTTATAGCCCATCAACCAGCCAAAGTTAAGGAAAACATCAGACACATAATTCTTCATGATTGTTCCAGTGAGCATCAATCTGCTTTTTGCCTTGAGTGCTCTGGTTGCCTCTCCCCTCAATGACCTGTTTGCATAGTTCTGGCTTTCATCCGTTATCACGCAAGTGAACATCTTTTTCAACCGCTTATATGCAGGATATTGCCTGATACCCGTTATTCCCTTAAACGTTCCGTATGAATAGGCTGAATACTTACATTCATGGCAATACCTGCCAGTCCATCCGCTTCTTTTGTCATAAGTAGCTCCGCATTTTGGGCAAACCTTTACCTGCGTCTCATACTTATGACCCTTTGAACAGGACTGCTTTCTGCAAGTTTCCTCGTGTATCTTGATGCCATCGCCATCAAATCTTTCGCATTTCCATTCGTCATATACCCTTCCACCATCGAGAGACAAGAACTCTTGCCCGATAACAAAGAACTCCGTCTGATGTGGCTTAAAATCCTTTCTCTTGAAGCGGGAAACAAATACATCTACATCGTCATGGTCTTTGAGAGCAGTTGCCTTGAACCCAAACTTAACTGCTTCGTTGCACCAGTTATCCACAAGCGAGCCTTGACATACTATCAACACCCTCTGATACTGTCGAAGCGTGGCATAGCAATAAGCCATCAACGTGTTGTGAGCAAGAACATTGTTTGCAACATAATTGTGATTATCCTCTACCTCTAAGTCGTAAACATAATCATCATAAATAACGTCATCTATTGATACAACCTTAACATAAGTAACATCAGACACCAGCCTGCGATTTAACTCTAATGCTATATTGAGAATTGCAGTTCTGTCTGCATTCTTATATCTTTCAATGTTTTTGCGATAAAACAGGTTCTTGCTTGCTTTTTCTAATTTTTCCTGAAACGAGGGATTGAGAAACTCATATATCTTTTCAATAACACATTCTACTGTCTTGGGATTTGCTATTTTAGAAACATTCCATTTGCCAGAATAAGTGCTTTCAAATAAGTTAGAAAATCCCCAAAACTTTGACTTCCATCCGCTTTTTTCTATAAGCAGGTTAAAAAGGTCATAAACGTATATTCCATGAAGGTTGCTATTGGTCTCACAAGATACGGCTATATAGTCTCCAACTTCATACTCATTTGTCCATCCTTTTCTGGCTTCAAGTAGTTTGTGAGCTTGGGTTATTGTTATAGAATCACCAGTAGATAGCAAGACTTTCTTTAAGATAGTGTTTACTCGCTCTCGATATAGTGACGTAACTTGCTTGCTTTCAATGGTTCTGCTTGATTCGTTATACGAATTTACATACAGCGGAATTGTCGGCTTCGTCCAAATGCCACCATCTGCATCGGCTATTTCTGTTGTGCTGTATTTCTCGTAAACATCTGATATTCTTGCAAGAGTGCCGTTCACTTCAACCAATGTATCTTTTTCATTGCATTTTCCCGCTCCCATCTCAAATCCAATATAGACGTTCTTCTTGGTCAAGATACGTGCAAGGTCTTCTGCTTGGTAATCAAAGAGAAAGGGAAAGCGTTTAGCAATCTCTTTTGCCCAGAACTCAACTCTGTGGGGATATGCTTCGGATACGCTCTTTACGGTGGGCAACCCAAACACAGTGACAAGTTCTTCAATCAGTTCAGCCTCTGACTCTGGGTATTCTATAACTCCAGCTTCACTGCTTACATTGATTTGCAAGAACCCCCTATCGAGACTCGTCTTTTCTACGAACTCACCTTTCGAGTCTTTGCCGTCTTCCTCAGATACCTTCTCCTCTGAGCGAACCCAAGTCGGTTTGAACAAATACTTCTTTCCTTTCTGATACAACAGCTTTCCAGTTGAGGAACTTACGTATGTCTTTCTTGCTTCGTATAGCTCATTCCGATAATAGGCAAGCAGTTCGTGTGCTTTGGGCTGATAAAGTGGAGTTGCTTCGTATCTCCATTTCTCCCTGAGTGCATCAAACATCTCACGTTCTTTGTCGGACATTGATATTGAAAGACCAAGCTTAGTCCCAAACTCAACAGCTTTAGTCGCTCCGTTTCGTATAAGTGAGGGAACACTAAAGTAAGCCTTCGTTATGCCTGTCGGCTTGCCAACAACTGGGTTATACGTTTCAATGCCAGAGTCGTCATAGAAGCCAAGCAATGCCCTGTCAACAAGGCATCCAGACAACCCTTTGGAAGTTATCACAACCCCATTGCTGTCGTCTTCATATTCTATCAACCTCGAAAAATCTGGTATCGTGGAAACGTCTCGTTTGTCCCAGTCTTGTATGGATATATTCAACTTCGCATAAGAGCCATAGTAATCAACCAGAAAGTGCTTTACCACATTTGGCAGCGTTTCAAGCGTAGCTTCATAAGCGTATGGGCTTGAGGGATAAGGTTGCATCCCACCACCATAGGAATACGCTTGCTTTTTAACCAATAGAACAAGGTCTGTTTCAACGTCTATCCCGTATTCTTCCTTGAACCCGTTCTTCACCGTTATCTTGGCAAATACATTGAACTTGGAAAACAGATAGTTCCTCAGGGCTGCATCTTTTGCGTTACTCCAAGTAGTGGTGGGTAAGATTACTACTGCAACTCCCCTGCCATAACTGGGCATCGCCATGTTCATCATTTCGATAAAGGCTGTTTGCGACTCAATAACTTCCTCTCCAGTTTCAAAGTAGTTATCGCCAACATCAAGCCTTACTCCAAATGGGGGGTTCATAACCACGCAATGGAACTTGCCAACAGCTAATCTGTCCCCAGTAAAGTAATCCACTGCATTTCCGCACCTTGCAACCTTAGTTCCAAGAACTCTTTTGAGCTTCTCATACATTAGCTCGTTATACTCAATCCCGATGATGTCAAAACCGTTCTTTTTGAATGGAAGCAATAGCCTCCCTCCTCCTGCACATGGGTCAAGAACGTTTGGCTTGTTGCCTGAGAACTCACAAATACCAGTTATCATCTCATAGGCAGCATTCGCCATTTGTGCTGGAGTTTCGTAAAGACCGTCCCGTGCTTTCGACTTCTGAAACCACATCAGGTCATTTCTTTCTTCTTCCACTAAGCACCTCTTTTATCTCCTGAATTTCGTGGTCGTCTTCTGCATAGAAATATGAATAATCATACATCCTGCCAACAAGGGTCTGACCATCAACCTCTTGTTGCAACTGCCCAATTTTCCTTGTGAGCAGGGGAACTGTTTGGGCTATATTCCTGTCCGTTGGCTCTACTCCAATCCTATCGAGAAAGTCTCTTATGCCAAGATACAAACATCCCTCTGTTGTTTTTGCAACATAAGCTTGCTTCTTCCCATAGAACTTTTCGCTATGCTTAAAATAGGTTGAGTTGTAAACAACGAACAATGGCTGTTTACCCTTTACCTTAAAACGGTAAACCTTCCAAGACCCCGATGGTAAGTATTCCTGAGAAATACTTCCAGACCTTCCAACAACTATGGCAAAGATGAGTTCTCTGTTATAGCTGAGACCCTCAAGCATCTGCCAAGTATGGTTGCCAATCGAGGCATAGGTTCTACCGTTGTGTCTAAATGTTACAATCTGTCCCATTGCAACTCCTTATGATATAAGTGTTTATAGTTTCAATTATGACCATCATGCCTTGACCGTCAAGTTTTTTTTTGCTTTCTTTCTAACACTATCTTCCCAGATAACAACCCATTCTTTGCGTCTTTGATTATTTGTTTCGATACCTCTTTACTGGAAGCCTCTTCTTCGCTTAGTTCCCTGCATACTATAAAGCCGTTCTTTGCTTCTCTAATCGCACAGCCAATTCCCTTTTTAGAAAGATAATCTATCATGCTTTGGCACTCTTTCTTTGACTTAAGTATTCTTGAGACAATATATGGATATGCTATCATTTCTCTTGCTCCGATGATATATACTGATTGAAACATTCAACTATCATGTTTTTCTTTGTTTCAAAGGCTTTCATCGTTGCATTGATAGAGTCAACATAAGCCTGAACCTCTTCGTAGCAAGAAGCAACAAAATATCCAGACACACCAGTTCCATCAGAACCATCATAGCTGATAATCGGCAGGATTTTCTTCTTTACCGCTGTCGTCATTATCAGCCTTATGCTTCTTGGGCTAATCCCGAACCGCCGTGCTATTTCTTTTGCGTTTATTGCGTTCTGAGAGCCTATGCGTCCACGCATAAAATCTATAACCTTAAAGAGGTTCTCGTTCACCTCAGCTTCAACTTGCGACTTAACTTGGTTCATTTTCATCATCTCCTATAACCTTTATCGTCTTCAAGAACCATGACTCATTCATTACATCGTTTGCATTCTTTTCAGCATACCCGCTAAGGAACAGCTTTTCTTTCGCCCTTGTGATTGCCACATAAAACAATCTCATCTCTTCAAGCTCTTCTCCATTTCCGTGAGGAAGCAGTCCGTTGCTGACCCCACATACAAACACTGCCTTTGCTTCAAGACCTTTTGCTTTGTGAATTGTCATAACGTTTACAGATGATTTTGCTCCGCTTTCTCGCTTCTTGGTGACGAAATCCACGTGAGCGAGATAATCTTCTATGGTTTTATACTTTCTCGCATTATAGCTCATTTCGTCAAGGATTTCTATCTTCCTGTAAATAGCATCTTGGCTTGCCTCAACATCGTCTATCGAGCTTTTAACCCAATCATCATATCCAACTTCTTTCCTAATTCTCTCGATTACGTCTCCAACGTTGTCTGCAACTTTGGAATACCCGATTATACTTCGTATCTGGCTATACATATACCTTGCCTGACTTTCAGCAAAACTACCGCTATAACGATAACACAATGACTCGTAGCAATCCACGCCATTCATGCTTTGCTGTTTCCATTCCTCTACGAATACAGTTCCAAGCTTTCTGGGCGGTTTATTGAATATCCGCACGTATGACTCTGGCGACTTGTGTGGGTTTGCAGCAATTCTGAGATAAGCAAGCATATCCCGAACCTCTTTGTTATCGTAAAACGAGTTATCGCCAAAAACCACATACGGTATCTTTGCCATCGAGAAAGCCTCTTCAATCGCTCTCGATTGGGCATTGGTTCTGTAAATAACCTTGAAATCTTGAGGCTTGATATGGTTCACCCTCATTTGGTGCATTATCTCGTTTGCTATTTCTTCTGCCTCTGTATCTGAGGTGTCGAAGTGACCAAGATAAACCACATCCCCGCCCTCTTTAAGGGATACAGTTTTAGACCCGCCCAATACGTCTATCAGCAGGTTTGCTTTTTCAACTATTTTACTGCAACAGCGATAGGTGTTAGACAGGGACATACGCTTCACGTTTGGATAGTGCTTTTCAATGCCTTCTATGTAATCTGGTCTTGCACCCCTAAACGAGTAAATTGCTTGATTCTTGTCCCCAATAATGAAAAGCAGTTTTGCTTTTTCAGACAAAATCTTGACCATCCTTGCTTGAGCAGTATTCGTGTCTTGGAACTCGTCCACCATGATGTAATCCCAACGTTTTTGCCACTTTTCTCTTACGCTTGGTATCGAAAGAAGGTCGTGTGCTATGGTCAACATATCGTCAAAGTCTATTAAGCCATCCTTCTTTTTGGCTTCTTCGTAGCGTTCATATACGCTGCATATCCACATTAGGTTTTCTTGCTTAGTGGATTGAAGGAATGTTCTCAGCCCCATCGGGGAAAGCAGTTCGTTTTTAGCCCTGCTTATCGAGGCATAGGCTATAAAGGGGTTCTTTCCTTCTTTCCCGATTACCTTAACAACTTGGTCGTATGCTTCCTTCATCATTTTCTTTTGCTGCCACTCAAGAATAAGCTTGATGTCTGTATAGGTGTGGGCAAGCAACATCCTTTCTTTCCTGATGATAGAATAGAATATCGAGTGCATCGTCCCTACGCTAATCTTTGAAGCGTCTTCACGACTAAGCATATTCTTTAGCCTGTCACCAAGTTCGCTTCCAGCTTTCTTGGTAAAGGTAAAGCACAGTATTTTCTCTGGGTTTACCCCGCTTTCTACCAAATACGCAACCTTGTGAGTCATTGCAAACGTTTTCCCAGAGCCAGCAACTGCCGTGCAGCATACCACTCCTTCATTGGTCAAAACTACTCGTTTTTGCTCTTCATTGAGCGAGTCAAGTTCAAACATCTTTCCTTCCAAAAAGGTCGCATCTGCCTTTTCTCGGAACTATCGAATAGAGAAGCCTGTCGCAGTTTTGTGGAAGCTTGGTATTATCGTTACTACCATATCTGCATATACCGCAGGTTTCACCACTTACCGATGATTTCTTCTCGTAATTCGGCAACTGGTGTGCAAATTCGTAAACTGTCTTTTCCATTCATTCTCCTAACAAAATGGCTTATTGCTCATCTTAATTCTCAGTGTATCGTGTCTCTTGAGCCGTGCTACTATTCGTTTGCCAGCCCGTTCCATAACGTTGTGATATTCCACGTCGTTCTTGTCGCTTGGGTCTATATTGGAAGTGAAAACCATTATCTTCCCGTTTTCCGAACAGTATTCTATCAAGCTATACATCCTCTCATACTTCCAAAGCGGACACTCCATGTCTATGAAGTTGAACAAAAGGAACTCATCCCAAAAGACCACCCGTGCAGCCTTAAAGAGATTAAAGATGTCGCTTTCTTTTTCTTTGGAGTTCTTATCCCAAGAAAACCTAATCCTGTCAAACAACTGAGACTCGTTTACGTATAAGGTCGGAACGCTTTTCTCTATCAGCATATTTATAGCAGCACCAACCAAGAACGATTTCCCAACAGAATTATCTCCATATAAATAAAGCCAGCACCCATTTGAAAGAACCTTCTTAACCCTATCAAACGCAAGTTCAGCACCGCTTCTAACAACAAGTTCCTCAAACCTTGCTGTCTTGATATTTTCTGGTATCTCTGCCCGTCTGTAAAGGGTTTCTGTTCTTTGCTTTTCTTCATACTTCTTTTTAGCCTCAAGGCGTTCGGCTTCCTTCTTTTCTTCCGCTTCCTTGCAGGAAGGACAATATCCCTTTCTATACTTATCTCCAGTTTTCTTTAACATCCACGAGATATTGACAACCCAGTTCGTGTTTTCGCTTCCGCATTCTTCACAAACCCATCTGTCGTTTGGGACGTTCTTCAAAAGGTCTTCCATCAATATCCCTCTCTTGTTTTAGCTATATTAGTCTCTGTGGACACCTTATTCTCCTGATTGATTAGTAGTTGTTTCAAATAGTTGTTATTCTTCAAATGAATCACGTGTAGCATCGAAATAACTCGTTTCAGTGATGAGGTTAGTTTCTCCCTGCTTATACTATGCTTTTTCCCTGAATAATAAACAGTCCCAGTCTCATACATCGCCACAATTTCTGTTATAGCCTCCGATACATTAAGGGTGAGAGGGATAACTCCTTTATCATATTGACTTCGTGTCCCAAACTTAATGGCATAGTCACAAACAAGCTTCCTTTCTTCATCACTAAGGGTGCATCCATCAAGTATTTCAGACACTCCCTTTGGTTTTTTACTTACCACCCGATAGCAGTCTATCAGGTTCTTGTATCTGTCTGCGTTCCCGATATACTTCTCAAGGAAATCAACGTAATCTTTTCTCGAATATCCGTTTGCCTTCCTAAACCTTTCAACGTCTGCCGAACTAAGTTCCCTTGAGAAATACTCATGCCACGAAGTAAACACATAAAACTCACCTATGGCATACATCACGTTGTGTTCAATGGCTTCATCCACATATTTCAGGGGAACTAAGTCGCTTACAGATACAGGTTTTCCATTGAGGTCACAAAGCACACCGACAAGCAATGCGTTTTCAGCATACAGCTTTAAGGCGTATAACACAGCCCGTGACCTTTCGTCCATTGATTGCACAAGTTTCTTAAACATCGTTTTCTCTCAAGTCTGGCGGGAGACATATTTCAGCCTCCCACCAGTGGAACTCGATTTTAGAACGGCACATCATCATCCAAAGGCATGGGTGCACCATCGGAATGGCTGTTGCTGCCTGACTCTTCCTGCTTAATGTCGCTGGGCGTAATCTTTGAAGCCCCGACACTTCCGCTTACCCGCTTGTTCTTTGAGGCGTTAATCTGGGAAATCCAAGAGTTTACTTCACGTTTCTTGTTGTCGTATCCCTCGTTTTCCACCTCTTTGATTTTAACGAGAGCAAAGCGTCCAACATAGGCTTCTTCGTTTACGCTTTTTCCGTCAAGGATTACGTTCAGGTTGTGAGACCATCCCTTAACGTATGGCAGGGTTGCGGGGGTGAGATACTTGCGTTCTATGGTTTGCTTGCCAAAGAAATCGCCATCTTCTACGCATTCCCAAACCAGCCCTAAATAAAGCGTTCCGTTCTTGGATTTGCCCCAAGCTGCCTTGACGCATTTGCATTCAAATTGACCTTCTGGCAAGTATTCGCCAAGAACCTTTTCCTCAACTTCGTTGAAATTAAAGTCCAGTATCATTTCTTATCTCCTTCTTTGGGTTTGGTTATTCTGTCTTTTCTTAACTTGTATGCGGTGCGATACAGTTCCCCGATGTCTTGAGACACGGTGTCACCATAGATTTCTACAAGACCAGTAATTCTGCACTTTGCAGATACACGCTGATTGGGATTGATGCGTATGACTCTCTGAACCTCTACAATTCCCTCTGCTGCGTCCCCGTATTCACGTTCCATCCTGCCAACAATGTCAAACATACCCATGATTTCACGGACTATTCTTTGACCCATTTGGGGATAGGTTCTTGTTACAGATGTCCCAGTCTCGTCTCGCTCCTCGATAATCTGTTCGTGAGCTATTGCGGTAACGTAGAGACCACTGAGCTTGAGGTCTCTGATTGTCCGCATATACTCTTTCATCTTTTGCGTGGAGTCGCCATACTCTTTAAGAGTCATGAATGATTTCCCTCTGGTCTTCATGAGTCCTATCTGCATATAGCGTTCAAGCTCTGAGATATTGTCAATTACCACGTTCGTAAGCTTCGATGTGTCTATCTTTAGCTTACCTATAACAATCTGCTCCTTGTGCTGGATTGCATCCATAACCTGTTTCAGGGCAACCAGAGAGTCTTTCCCGCTTGCCGATGAGAAGTTGATTATCGCAATATCCTTGCCAATGAGCGGTTCGTCCCCACCTTCAAACCCAATATAAAGGGTCGTCTTTTCGGGGAGAAAGTTTACTGCGTGGGTCTTCCCAATGCCTGGCTCTCCGTATAGTATCATAGTTAAGCCATACAATTCTGAGGACTCCCCAGTTTTTGCGGTTACTGCTTGTGACTTGATTTCCATCTTGGAAACCTCCTTATGATGTAAGTGATGTTTTCAATTTATGAGACCGTTCCAGACCGTCAAGATTAAAAATCAATCTCATCTTCGTTCTTCTCTTTTTTGGCTTCGTGCTCTTCTATCGCAAACAACTGTTCTTGTGTCATATACTTTGATTTCTTGATTTCTTCAACCATGTTTTGGTCGTGCCAATAAATACACAAGTCCCTGTAGTCGCACATGGAGCAATAGTTCTGATAAGCCTCTGCGGGTTGTGGGTAAGCGGTGTCAACGTTGTTTGCTGCCACTTCTTTTACTTCCATCCAAATGCGTTTCGCAAAGAGGTCGAGGGCTTTCTGTTCCCTGAATACCAAGTCTCTGAATACATAGAACTCTGGTCTGTCTTTGTAGTCTTGGACTATCCTTGCACAATAATCATCTACAGCCTCTATGCCTTCAACCGATGAGACTTCAAAACCATCAATAAACGGCTTCACTTTTTCGGCAACAAGAGCTTGGGCTTCCGACTTCAAACGGATGTCTTTGGCTATTTCTTCACCATCTTCAAAAACAGAATAGGTATTGTTCTTCTTGAGTTCGGCTTCAATGAGCCTGATTTCGTAGTGTTCCTCAGTGAACTTTGCCGTCTTGTCTTTGATAAACCGCTCATAATCAGGCTTGGTCGTAAAGCCCCATTCCTGTATTCTGTGCTCGTTGTTTACAACGGTGTATTCAAAGGTTTTGCGTCTTACACTGCTTGGCTTTTTGATAACGGTATAAACAACACCGCCAACATCTACACCAAGTTGTCTCATTGCCCAGACATAGGCTGTAACTTGGTCGTCAAGTGTGAGGTGTTCCTTATCTGATTCTCCATAACCAGCCTTCGTCTTGATTTCGTGGATATACTTCTTGCCGTCTGAGCAATCAAATATCCCGTCAATCCTTCCCTTAAAGGCATATCTCGTTGACTTTCTGCCAGTTTTATCCGACACTATCGGGACGGTGAATGACTTCTCTACGTTTTCTTTTGACATGGAGAAACCCCTGCCCTGCTCTTCTTGGAACACTGTGTTATAGTAGGCGTTGATTGCCCCCTCTGCTATTGCACAGTCAATCCGAACAAGTTCTTTTTGGTCTTGGGTCTCACATCTTTCGATGATTTCGTATGCTTCTTGTTTCACCCCGTCAACCAGCATCATAACATCCAGCGGAGAGGCTTCATATCCGACTGAGTATAACTGCTCAATCAGCTTATGAACCCAACTGCCAATCCGAAGGTATCTGCTTTCTTCTGCGATTGGTTGGAGTCTTTCGCAATATTTTAGGGCGTGTTGAAGCTTGCATCTGCGGTAGCACTGGATTTCAGAGATTGAAAACCTTCTATGCCACTTGAAAGCATTTTTTGCCACGCTATCTACTAACTCATGGGTCGTGGAAAACGTTTCATCACCAAATTCTTCAAGATATTTGTGAAAACGTTTCATCTCCATCTTCCCGACTCTTCCGCTTTCTGCCATTTGATTCAGCAGCCCAGACAATGATAGACTTACATCATATCCGCTGTCCTCTACAAATCGCCTAATGGCAGAGTATAACTCGGACATTTGCTTGTAGTGCATTTACTCTCCTTTTTCTTCTATTTCACATCCAAGCAGATAGGCAACAGCTTCTTTAGCTTTTCTAACTGCCTCAAATATGATTGTAGGTTTTTCTTCAATCTTTTTTACCCATC